AAAACGAAAAAATAGTTGTCTCGAAGGGGGAATTCGAGGCATGCGGAGGTAAAATCCTCGGTTTCTGCGAGGTCAAAGCCCCCGTAGCAGAGCTCTCCGCGCAGCGATTCGATGTCGATTTCCTTATTGTTCTTCCTTATCGTTTTGACGTCGAGGAAAGAAAGTTCATCGACCATCGTAAACACATTGAGTTGCTTGTTGATGAAGTTGGAGCGTTCGGCAGGAATGGACTTCACCCGCTCCCACTCGTCAATCAGATCATCCAGATCAAGGAGAGCGCCAAGGGATGGGTTGGCCTTGGCCCAGCAACTTGTATCATTCGGATCGTCATCCTCGTCGATCTCGTCGATATATACGAACATTCGATCTGCGGCTCTCTGCGAAATAGCGCCTGTATCGTCCAAAATCTGGCTTCCAAGCACGTAAAAGTCCATCAAAGGGCCGTCTATGACCGTTCCGAGGGTCGAAATATAGATAATCAAGGGCTGTTTTCGCTTTTTCAGCTTGCCCTTGATGACGTTTATGAGCTTGTAGTCCCGAAACTCGTGGATCTCGTCGAACACGCCGATGTGCACGTTGCGCCCGTCGAGGTTTTTGCTTTCCGAAGACAGCGGTTCAAACTTGGAATTCTTGAAGTACATTCCGTCGCGCCGAACCTCAATGTGCTTCGAGAGGATCTTACTCCCGGATACCTGTGCGGAGCATTCATCAAAAATGATGCGGGCCTGTTCACGGGAGTTCGCGAGACAATAGATCTCTGCGCCTCTCTCGCCGTCCTTTGTGAGTCCGTATGAACCGTTTCCGGCGATCATAGTGCTCTTTCCGTTGCCTTGTCCGACCAGAATCAGGGCCTCCCGGAAGCGCCGATAGCCTGTTTTTCGCGAAATCCAACCATAGAGATTGGCTTCCACGAAGTGTTGCCATGGCAAAAGCTCCATGCGGCTGTAAGCACCTTTTGTCGGCGTCAAAAACCGCTCCATGAAATCAATGGGGCGGTAGGCTTTTTCGATGTCAAATTCCCAGGGGTATTGAGGGTCAGTCGCCGACTTTTCCAGCTCGTTCACAAATCTTATGCAGGATTGTTGGCGTTTCTTGCCGGACACGATTTTCCCGTCAAGAACGTCAACGCAAAACTGGAACGCTTTGGACGCCTGAATGATACTCGCGATATGGAGTTCCGGGTATAGTTCCTTAAAAGACATCGAATTCATCCCCCTCGTCGCCATCATTGGACAGCGGCTGGACGATGTATCTGAGCAAAAGCTGGGCTGTCCAGTCTGCTGCCGCCGCCGTTGCGTTGTAGGCGTTCACGGCAGGGTGGACATAGATGTTCTGACGGCCCTTGACGTACTCTTTCGTCACCATGAGGCCGTCTTCGCTTATGGATTTCTGGAGCTCGGCAAGGTGGCCTATCAGCTCCTGATACCGTTTGAACGCCGTCACGAACATGAAACTGTGCTCCACACCTTTGGCGGTTGCCTTTTCAAGGATTTCCATCGCCTGAGCGTTGAGGTCCACCCGGATTACGTTCTGCTTTTCCTTTGCCACACTCACAACCTCCTTTCCAAAAAAACGTTACGCATAACTCGCGGTGAAAAGGTATAAGGGCGCGCGGTTACATACGGCCCCTGTTTCGGCTCGAAGGGTAGGGGGGTATCATCGCCCGACAAGGCCGGGCACCCCATCCGATCGTGATGATGACAATCAATCGAGCTCGCTGCCATCAGTGATCTTGATGACCTTCACTCCTGACGGAACGCTCACAGACTTCCGTCCGTGAGACTTCGTCTGCTCATGACAATCCCAACAAAGCGATTGAAGGTTCGAGAGATCCAACGCAAGAGAAGGAAAGTCTTCAAGTGGTTGAATGTGATGAACTTCTGTCGCTTTCGTGAACCGATGGTTTTTCAGACAGGCTTGGCAGAGGTAATGATCACGCTGGAGGGCCATCTGCCGAATCCGTCGCCATGCGCTTGTGTGATAAAAGCCCTGGCTTTTTAGGCTATCCTTTTTCCCCTCCCCCGTTTTTAGGGCCGGGTGATAGCCAGGGCGTTTTTCAGTGGCCATATTTATTTTTGCGGCGCGTCTTCTCCCACTGGTCGAACTTGTCCCGCGTCACGGTATCCCTCACGCATGAGGCCTTGCCGCACCCCTTATACCCGGCATGACAAATACAGACGGTGCGTCCTTTCCTTACGTCGATGTATACAGGGATTTTCTCAGTGGTCTGCACAGCGCCGTCCTCCTCTCGTGGTGGATATAATAAATGCCGGACTTTCACCGGCGCGGTTTGTCGCATCTCAACGCAGTATTGCGCAGCCGCCGTGGAGCGTATTTTCAGGAGGTGCCTACACGTTCTTATAGACCACTGCCCGGCTATACCCGGTGACATCTTCTGTCATCAGCGCGAGGAACTCCTCACGGGTGAAGCCGGACAGTCGGAACACTTCCTCTGGTCTCATGCCGAGCTGCTTGCCGATCTCCTGCACAGACTTCCCCTCGTCGAGGAGCTTTTTTACGATGGCCTTCATCGGCTCCAAGAGGTGCTGCCCCCTTGCGCGATTATGGGTAATCGTGCCGTACACGTCGGCGCTTTCGTCGCCGGCGTGGTCTACCACGACAACGGGAACCTTGCCGCCCAGCATAGAAAGAAGCGGCTCCCTGCCGCTGACTGTCCAGCGGTGGAAGCCGTCGATGATGGTATAATCAGGGCGCACCACAATGGGAAGCGTCCAGCCGTTGGTGAGAATGGATTGTGTGAGGAGCTTCAAGTTCTCCTCGCTGACCTTGTTCGGGTTATATGAATTGGGTATGACCTTGTCACGATCCACCCACTGCAACGACGCCAGCGGCGCGAAGATGTTCATGTCAGCCATGAGCGTTCTCCTTCCGCGCCTGATCCGCGTAGTCGTTGAAGATGGTGGAGAACAGGATGCGGTACACCCTCAGCTTCGGATCACCGTACAGCACGCCCTCGTACATCTTCCGATATATGTCGTTGCCGGCGATGCCATAGCTTTTGATAAACAGTCGCCGCCACAGGTTGATTTTTTTGCGGGTGTCGCTCGGAATTGTGTACCGTTCGGGGTGTAGGAAAAGAAGATCCTCGCACATGGCGCGGTAATCCTTCTGCGGCTCGCCGCTCTCCAACTCCCGCCGCTTCTCAGAGGTGCGCCGGAACATTTCACTGTCCCAGTACAGCAGCACAAGATAAGCGTTCGGCTCCCTTCGTTCGATCCTCTGCCAAAGGTCGTTGTCCGTCTCGGCGATCCACCGCAACCCCTGCGTAGACATATCCCCGAAGAAACAGCAAAGGCGTAGTTGGCGCTTTGAAACGCCTGCCTCATATAACCTCATGTAGATTTCAGGGAACGCAAGCCCTCGCTCCTTGATGTAGAGCCAGACGTCATTGTCCTTCCAGTCGTAGATCGGATAAAAAGGACCGCCCGGACGAATGTGCTGCATATCCATCCGTGCGACCGCTTTCAGCCTCGTGAGGCTTTCCGCCGTCCGCAGGCCGATCATCTGAATGCCGTCGTCAAAAGCAATCCGGCAAAACGTCTGGTAGTTCATCTGACCAGGATATTTCAGCGTATCACTCTGCATGATGGCGAAAGGCGGCGGCTCGCGCATCCACACGTCCTCCTTGCCCGGTTCCCAGGTGATCCAGCTCTCGGACGCGGACAGATGGTTGATCACGCACACCTGTTTGAACGGTAGGCAGAACCAAAGAAACTCGGCTCCGATGGACAGGAATTTCTTTCGCCAGCGCAGCGCCGCCTCGACCATCGAGGGGTACAGCCCTTCCTCGTCCACGAACGTGACCGTGAGCTGGGCGCTGTCGATCTCCCCGGCTCGGATCAGGTCATAGGTGATGCTGGACATCACGAGGCTGTCCTTCCCGCAGGAGAACGAGAGGTACACCTTGAAGCCGTTTCGGAACACGTTCCGGATGCGCGTCTTCGTCGCCTCCAGCACGTTCACCCGGCTCTCTATGCGTTTGGTAGGCATATCGTACCTCCGCAATGGGGGCAGGTGATCGTTCTGGCTCCCTCGGGCGTCTCTGCGGCCTCTCCCGGCGCCGCAGCGTCCGGGGCCATATCCGAACCCGTCCCGCCCGGCGCGTCCGCCGAGGCCGCTGACGCGGCCTCCATGGGCGCGGCGCCGGG